GATCTTGTAAACCGCATCGTTCAAAAGCTTCTTCAACTATTTCATCAATAGAAAAATCAAAGTTTGCTGTGCTAGCATAGGTTGGCATTATCTATTGATCTTGCCTTTTTTACGAGCCCTGCTACCTGATTTGCCGTAAGATTCATTTGCACTTGCACGTAATTGTTTTTTAGTTCTTTTCTTTTTTACACGCATTGCAATTGATTCATCTTTACGATCTTTATATCCTTGTTTTTTCTTGCCGGCTTTTTTCTTAACGCTTCCACCTTTTTTCATTCCGTCAAGAATAGTGGTAGGCATACGTTTACCTTTTTCACCAACACCATAACCTCTAGAAAACATTGTAGTTCCACCATCTTTCATATTGACAGCTTCGCCCATTGCCATTCTTTTGTGTTGATTAATCCCACCTTTAGCCATTTTTTTAATTGGACCTCCAGCTCTTTTTTTAATTGGACCTCCAGCTCTTTTTTTAATTGGACCTCCAGCTCTTTTTTTAACTGGTCCTCCACCTTTCATTCTTGCAGTTTTTTTGACAGTGCCTCCACCCATCATCTTAGCAGTTTTCTTTTTACCCATCATGATAGACCTCCATTGATCTTTTTGTATTTATCTTCTCTAGATACTACGACGTCTCGATAATATCCTTTAGGCCATTGACTATAATAACCTTGTTTGTGCAATTTATCAGAAGCTTCCTGTAATTGCGAGAACTTTTGTATCAGCATCATGGAATATTTATGTTCGGGATAAGTGTCGTCTTCTAGTAATTCCTCAGATGGAGAAACAAGAAACTGCTGTTCCTCTATGGTTGCTGGATTAGAAGGGTGAAAACTCATAAAATATATGTCTTTTCTATTATACCATTCGTTGTAATCTTCTGTGGCTAAATGAAGTTCGTCCGGGGAGTAACTGTAATAAGGATCGCAGAATATTAATATTTCTTTTTTAGTAAAATCAAGATTTTTAAGACAGTCATTTAATTCTTTTTTATAGGTGCTGTGTTTAGTTTTAACAGCAATCCAAACCTTGTCATCGGTCCATGCTTTCCGTGCAAAAGGACAAGCAGGTAATCCTCCTAAATGTACATTAGATACTTCTAAATAATTCTTAGACCAAAGTCTAACGTCTTCTATTATCTGTTGCCTTGTCGGTTGTATTTTTTCCAATTCAATCTCTTATGTTTATTTTTTGGTTTGGAACGAGATGAATTACCTATACTCGTTCTTTTTTTAACTGGTGTAAAGTATTCGTTGTTAGGAAGTTTTGCAGCCATTACTTCATTTGTGATAAAGGATTAGCAAGAGTAAGTTTAATTTGTTTATCAATACTCTCTTGTAACTCTTTCATTTTTTCTTCTAAATCAGATTTTAATTTTGACATATCTTCTTCTATTGTATTTATAGCAATTTTTAAATCTTTAGAATTATCTCTAGCGTCTTCTTTTACTTGTTGCTCAACATCATTAACAATTTTCTCTACTCTTCTTACATCTTGCCGAAGATCGTTTTTCAATTCGTTTGCCACATCAGATACTAATCTAATTTCTGACATCATCATTTCCATTTCTTGCATTATCATTTCAACTTCTGTTTGTATAAGCTCTGTTTTGCTTTTCATTTCTTCTTTAGTCAAAGCAATAGTTTTATCAAACTCTGAAAGGTCAGGAGCTACATAGTTTTGTATCTGTTCTTTCATATTGAGGTAATCTTTGTAGAATTCAA